CAGGTGCTTATACAACAACAAAACCAACAGGTGAATCAAGTCAAATACAAAACATAGGTAAAGTTATAAGAAGTCATGCTGCTGCTGGTTCAATTAAAATAGGTGGTGCTGGTAGAAGTAATGATGTCCCAAACTTAAACAATGGCAAGATATTTATAGGTAATGGTTCTAATCAATCATCAACAGCAACACTTGATACTTCTATAGTTGTTGAAAATACTAATCTTTACTATACAACAACTAGAGCAAATACAGATTTCGATACAAGATTAGCTACAAAAGATACAGGCGATTTAACAGAAGGTAGCAACTTATATTACACAACAGCTAGAGTTAATTCAGATTTTGATACTAGACTTGCAACTAAGTCTACAACTGATTTAGCAGAGGGTACTAATTTATATTACACATCAGCTAGATTTGATTCAGCTTTTACATCTAAAGATACAGATGATTTAAGCGAAGGAACAACTAACTTATATTATACAACTGCAAGATTTGATTCTGCATTTGGTAATAAAACAACCTCTGATTTAACAGAAGGCACTAATTTATACTATACAGATACAAGAGCAAATTCAGCTATAGATACAAGAGTTACTAAAGCATTTGTTGATGCATTAGGAATACAAGCATCAAGTGTAGATGCTAACTCAGTAACACTTGGAACTGATACAGTAGGTAACTATGTTGCAACAGTAACTGGAACTGCTAATAAAATCACTGTTACAGGTAGTGGAAGTGAGTCTGCAAACATAACGCTATCACTACCTGATGACGTGCAAATTGCATCTGATTTAACAGTAGCTGGTAATTTAACTGTTAATGGAACTCTAACGTCACTAGACACAACGAATCTTGATATAGAAGATAACTTATTTCAGCTTAATGCAGGATTAACAGGATCACCAGTAAACGATTCAGGTATGCTTATTAATCGTGGCAATCAAGACAATGGCATCTTTATGTGGGATGAATCTGTTGATAAATTCACAATGGGTCTTACTACAGCAGATGGTAGTGCTACAGGAAACATAACACTTAATTCACTTGGAACTTTAGTAGTTAATGTAGAAGGTAACTTAACAGGTAATGTTACTGGAACTGTCTCTAGCCTATCTAACCATGATACTGCTGATTTAACTGAAGGCACTAACCTTTACTATACTCAAGCAAGATTTGATTCTGCTTTTACTGCTAAATCTACATCTGACTTATCAGAAGGAACTAATCTTTATTACACTGATGCTAGATTTGATACAAGACTAGCAACAAAAGATACTGATGATGTATCTGAAGGCACTAGCAATCTTTACTATACAACAGCTAGATTTGATTCTGCTTTTGGTGGTAAGTCTACAAGTGATTTATCTGAAGGTACTAACCTTTATTACACTGATGCAAGAGTACAAGCTGTTTCTATTAATAATGTTGTTGAAGATACAACTCCTCAGCTTGGTGGTGATTTAGACTTAAATTCAAGCGATATTACAGGTACAGGTAACATTAATATTACAGGTACTATTCAATCTTCAGGAAACATTACAGGCACACTAGCTACAGCAGCTCAACCTAATATTACAAGTCTTGGTACGCTTACAGGTTTAACAACTACAGGCGATATAAACTTTGGCGATAACGACAAAGCAGTCTTTGGAGCAGGTTCAGACTTGGCTATTTACCATGATGGTTCTAATTCTCATGTCCGCGACCAAGGTACTGGTAATTTACAAATTGAAGGTCAGGCAGATGTTAAAATCATGGACAATCTTGGCGCTACCACAATGGCTGTTTTTAGAAAAAATGATGCTGTCTTTTTGAATTATAATAATATCACCAAGTTTGCCACAACCTCAACAGGCATAGACGTAACAGGTACAGCCACAATGGATGGGTTGACTGTTGGCTCTACTGATAAAATTGTTTTCGGCAATTTAGATAGTACAGGTATTTATCGTACAAACTCTAACAACGACCTTACAATGCAAAACTGGGCAAATGCATCAATACTTATAGATAGCGACAACAATGATACCAATAGGTATTTTATGATTGGCAACGACAGTCAGGATGCAGGGACAGCTAAAAAGATAGCTAAGTTTGATGAAGGCGGAGACATCTCCTTCTACGAAGATACAGGCTCTACAGCTAAGTTCTTTTGGGATGCAAGTGCTGAATCGCTTGGAATTGGAACGACTAGTCCTCAAACAGATTTAAATATTGTTAATCAATCAGGGGCTACTTTAGATATTAATACTAATTTAGCAGGTGCAGATTCAAAGATATTATTACATGAAGGAACTTCAGCAAGTCCTGCTAATGGCGCATCTATTAGATATGATGGTGCAAATAATTTATTTAAAATTGGTGTTGGTTCTAGTGTAGATACAACTAGATTAACAATTGCTAGAGATACAGGAATTGTATCTTTAAGTGCAGGTATAGACGTAGATGGAACAATTAAACTTGATGGTAATTATCCAACTGGTACAGATAACGTAGCTCTAGGTAATGCAGCTTTAGATGATGGTTCATTAAGTGGTGATAATAATACTGCTATTGGAAGTGCTGCACTATCAGCAAACACGACTGGTGCAGGAAATACAGCAGTTGGAAGAGCATCACTAATAAATAATACAGCAGGTACAGAACTTACCGCAGTTGGTTTTTATTCACTTTTAGGCAATACAACTGGTAATAGTAATACAGCTTTAGGTTATAACTCTTTATTTGCAAACACAACTGCTTCTAACAACACAGCAGTGGGTTATAACTCTTTAACAGCAAACACTACAGGTGATACTAACACCTCAGTTGGCTCATCTAGTATGACAGCTAATACTACAGGAAGTTTTAATTCAGCTCTTGGTTATAATGCATTGGGTGCTAATACAGAAGGCGGAAGTAACGTAGCTATTGGCTGGGCTGCTTTAGATGCAAACACTACAGCAGATAACAACACAGCTATTGGTAAGTCAGCTCTTTCAGCAAACACGACAGGTACTAATAATGCTGCTTTAGGTAGTCAATCTTTACAGCTTAATACAACTGGTGGAGGTAATACAGCTATAGGAAGAGCTGTTTTATATAGTAATACAACAGCATCAAATAACACAGGTATTGGTTATAATGCTTTATTAGCAAACACTACAGGTCAATATAATACATCAGTTGGTTCTTTAGCTTTAGATGCTAACACTACAGCATCTCAAAATACTGCTTTAGGTTATGCAGCTTTGTCATCAAACATTACAGGTCATGATAATACAGCACTTGGAAAAGGTACTTTATTTGCAAATACTGCAAGTAACAATACAGCAGTTGGTACAAATGCACTTACTGCAAACACTACAGGTACTCAAAACGTAGCAGTTGGTGCTTTAGCTCTTGATGCTAATACTACAGCAGATAATAATGTTGCTGTTGGTTATGCATCTTTAGGAGCAAACACTACAGGTATAAGAAACACTGCTGTAGGTGAATCAACTTTAAGCTTAAATACTACAGGTAATTATAATACAGCAGTTGGTGAAAACGCTTTGGCTACAAACACTACCGCTTCTTTTAATACTGCGATGGGTAGAGAAGCACTTGGAGGAAATACCACAGGTGCTAATAATACAGGGTTAGGTTACTCAGCTTTAGGAGCAAATACGACAGCAAATAATAATACAGCAGTTGGTTACAACGCTTTAACAGCAAACACTACAGGTTCTCCAAATACAGCAGTTGGTACAAGTGCTTTAGCATCAAATACCACAGGCTCAAACAATGTTGCTCTTGGATTTCAAGCTTTAACATTAAACACCACAGCAACAAATAACACAGCAGTTGGTTATGCAGCTTTAAATGTAAACACTACAGGTGCTGAAAACGTAGCAGTTGGCTCTTTATCTTTAGATGCTAATACTACAGGAACATATAATACAGCATTAGGTTATCAGGCTTTAACATCAAACACTACTGCAAGTGAAAATACAGCAATTGGACAAAATACTTTAAGAGATTGTACTACAGGAGCTAACAATACTGCTGTAGGTCAAAATTCACAAGTTACAACTACTGAAGGAACAGATAATACTACTTTAGGACACGATACTAGGATATCTTCAGGAATAGGAGCTGGTCAAATAGTAATTGGCTCTTCTGTTTATGGAACAACGAATAATAGAGTACATATAGGTAACTCAAGTTCACATATTTATGCTAATTACAACACAAATGCTACTTGGACTCATACATCTGATGAAAGGTCTAAAAAAGATATCAAACCATCAGGGCTAGGCTTAAACTTTATAAATGATTTAAAACCAGTAACTTATAAATTTAAAGCACCAAGCGAATTTCCGACTGAGTGGGTAAGTTATAATGCTAATAAAACAGAACCAGTTGATGAAAAAACTCATCATGGAATGATTGCTCAAGATATTAAAAAAGCATTAGATAAAAGTAATGTTGGTGATTTTGAAGGATGGGATGTTTTACCAGATGGTAAACAACAAATGTCCGAAGCTATGTTTGTTTTTCCATTAATCAAAGCAGTACAAGAACTGTCTACACAAGTAGATGAATTAAAAGCCGAAATACAAACTTTAAAAGGAGAATAACATGGCACAAACAGTAAGCGAAGTCTTAACAGCAGCAACAGATAGCGTAACACTTATCAATGGTGTAAACGCTGGAACTTGGAATGTTGAAGGTATGGAGCAATCAGATATTAACGATATGGTACAAAGAAACGTAGACCACTTAGAACTGGTTTTAGCGTACGCACCTGTTGATGATGATGATGATACTCCAGATGTGGCTGGTAGTGATGAAGATAAATCTTCATATAATGATGCAATTTCTACTGGCAAAACTTACATAGAAAATAATTCTTAGTATATAATTTAATTTTAAATAACTTATAGGAGAGTTAAATGAGTAAAGAAGAAAATAAAATGGAAAACCAAGAACCAGTAATAATTACATTTAATGGCACTGAATACAGAGCTGCTGATTTAAATGAAGAGCAAATGGCACTAGCTGCTAAGCTAAACATTGCTGGTAAAAAACTAGCTAGACTTCAAGAATACTATGATGATTATGTGATCACTGATGAATATAAGAATCTATGTATTCAATCATTTGATAGAGCTATCAATGCTACAAATGAAGAGGTTGAGGTAGTAGAGGAAGAATAATGCCTAGAGTCACCGCACAAGATATCGGAGTTGAATTAGAAAAACACGAAATCCAATGCGGTGAAAGATGGACTCAAAACTGGAATAGACTTAAAAAGATAGAAGAACAAGTTAAGGACTTAGATGGTAAGACTGAACTTAAATTGAATCAAATTGATTGGTCTATTAAGGGCGGTTTGGGTGCAGTGATATTAATACTATTAAGTGGCATTATCACCTTAATTGTTAAATTATGATAGACAAACTAATCCAACCTGTTAGTGACATATTAGATAAATTTGTTGCTGATAAAGATTTAAAAACAAAACTATCTCATGAACTTGAGAAAGAAATAATATCGCTTAACAAAGCACAATTAGAAGTAAATAAAGTTGAAGCAAAACACAATAATATATTTGTCTCAGGTTGGCGTCCTTTTATCGGTTGGTGCTGCGGTTTATCACTCGCTTATCATTTTATCTTAGAACCTGTAATACAATATATTCTTATAGTTAATGGGATTCAATTTGAAACACCTGAGTTTGATTTTAGTCAACTATCTACAATCGTTATGGCTATGCTTGGGATGTCAACACTTAGAACCTACGAAAAAACTAAAAAGTAAAATGAAAGATCTTGTTAAAGAACGATTAATACAATGGGAAGCATTAGTATTAAAGCCGTACGAATGTTCACAAGGTTATACAACAATTGGTGTTGGAAGAAATCTTGAAACTAACGGCATATCAAAAGATGAAGCTATGTATCTTTTAGATAATGATATTGATAGCGTAATAAAAAAACTAGATAAGCATTGGCCTGTATGGGCTACATTTCCAGAAGAAGCTAAGGCTGTTATTATGGACCTGGTATTTAATATGGGAATAAACACATGGCTTTCGTTTCGAAAAACGAGGGCTTATATGGAACTTGGAGAATGGGAAAAAGCGGGTAAGGAATTATTAAATTCTAAATATGCACAACAGGTTGGAAGACGTGCAATATTTAATTCTGAAGAGTTAAAAAAATGCCAACAAAAAGTTCAGACGAACACCAGCGAAACTCAAGAGTAGGAGCATTTGCTGAATCATTAGTACAGACGTTCTTGCTGGAATACTGTGACTTCTGTTTTCCTTGTCAAGATAAACACCCAGCAGATTTAGTATGCGAGCTTGGACCCGCTATGTATACAGTTCAAGTTAAAGCTAGAAGCAAAACACCAGAAGGTAAATACGTTTTTGTTTCTGATAATTCCAGGAATCAAAGCGAAATATATAAAAACTATCATTGTGATATATTGGCATTTGTATTTATGCCTGAAAAAAGGATCTTATTTAAAGCTAACTCTAGCTCTCAAATATATTTTACTTTTGATCAAAAAATATTTAACGACAAATTAGAAATAGATTCGTTTCATGAAACATTAAAAACTTTATCTGAAGTTCCGGTCATCCGACCGATCATAGATGAGGCTGATTAAAATATGGAGATATTGAGTAAGGAGTAGTATTATTTTATTATCAGCCTCTTAATCATTCTACTTTAAACGCCCTTAATATAATACGAATAAATACATATAAAAAGGTATACAATTATATATATCCTCGATATAATTTATTTATGTTAAATAAAATTAAGGAGTTAAATAACATGGAAACAATAAGATATACATTATATGTAAAAATGCCTGGTGAAGGTTGGGCGCTTGCAATGAAAACAAATGATATTATTAAAATGATTATTAAAAAAGTTGAACTGCAAGATGACGGTCATGAAGTTAAATTAAAAAGGGAGTATAAATAATGGATATACAACTTTTACCAGTATTAATCTTTATGGCATTTTGTTTATATGCAGTAGCTTTAATTATTAACGATAGGAATCAAAAATGAACGTAACATTTAATTTATTAGGTGGCGGGCAATTACATATTCCAGCTAGATCAATAAGCGGCTTTTATAAAGATCAATATACAAGTGAAGTTATAATTGAAGTAGGTGACCAAGAGTATAAAGTAAGAGATTCATTAGATGAAATTAAATATATTTTAGGAATTGCAAGATGAACAAATTAAACTTAAGCCAAAGAAAACTAAACAAACAGGAAGTAGAATTTTTAATATGGTTTTTATCTATAAGTAACGAAAATCCATTTGAGAATCCTATTGAAAATACTGTATTTAGTTATGATGATGTACCTCATTCAGCAG